TCCAGTCTCTCCAGCGTACTGGATAATCTCAGGAGTGGCTGACTTGGGTCCAGTACCCTGAGAGAAAATTGCAACGTATGGATCTTCATTTCCATCGTTTACAAGAATGTTGCAGTAGAGTCGGCTACGACCCTTCCACCCAGCCTTGGGGTCACGACGATGCATCTCGCATCCAAAGCAACGACCCTGATCTTCAATGCTACAAAGAGCCTTGCGACGGTAATCGGATGGGTTGGTATGCTCAACAGCAATAAATGCTAGTCCAGCCTTATCGCTATAATTTGGTGAATCAGGATCTAGTTCCTGAAGAAACTTAATCTTAACACTCTGACCATCGTTTAACTTTAGCCAGCGACCGCGAGGACCGTCTGAAGAAGCAGCGGGGCGATCAATTGTTTGGTTCATGGCCTTAAGACCTTTTACTAATCCCATTGTATATCTCCTATTTATATTGGGCTATATTATGCCCTGTATAACTATTGTACCATTCTATATTCGTAGTCTGCAAGGGAATTTTCTATACAAGTTCTAATCTCTTCTTCTGTCATATCCCCAACGTCTTTTGCGTCATGTGGATATAGAATATCATTTGAATAGTGCGCCCACAAGATTTCTTTTGTCTTTAATGTATTTGCTATAAGTTTACCAAGGCTTCTTCCTGCCTCGTCAGCATCAGTCATAATAATAATCTTGCTAAAGTTTCTGTTAAGGTTATTAAGATTTATCTTTGACATGGAGCCTCCTAAAGAGGCTACAACATTTGGATATCCAGACTGATGTACTCTAATAGCATCGAAAGACGACTCTACTATAATTACTGCTCCACCCATTCTTTTAGCGCGGTGAATATTAAACATAGTCTTATTTCTTGGAAGCCCTGTACTATTCTTAAAAGACTTTCCTTCTATCGATCTTCCCACAAGACCTACGGGGATTCCATCTGGTGAATGTACTGGAACAATTACCATATCCTGACTTGCAGAGTAACCAAGTTTAAAGTGGTCAATTGATTCATCATTAATACCACGACCATTTAGGTATGATCTGCCACGATCATCCATCTGAGAATGTAGTCTATCTAAGACATTCTGATCAAAGTCGGCGTACTCAGGCTTTTCATCTAGAATTTCCGCTAGTTCCTCTTCAAAATTCTCTGCTGCAGAAGGCTGTGCAGACATGATAAATCTCAAAGCCTCGTATTCATTCCTATGAGAAATATTCTTAACTAATTCTACAATAGTTCCGCTTGCTCCACATGATGGATTAAAACATAGATATAAGCCCTTTTGGTGGCTTACAGAAAATGATGGTGTATGCCTATTACCATGGAATGGGCATAGGCATAGAAAATCATTAGATGTTTCGCTTACAATATGCAGGCCAAGTTGCCCTACTATTGCTCGCATATGCGAGGGGCTGTAAGTTTCCAATAGCATTACTTTCCTTATTGTTTAGGAACTAAATTCTGTCCTGAGAAGCCTTCATATAGATGTGCTTTTTTCTTTCCCACATACACACCATAGATTACTATATCAAATTCGTATATATCTATCGATTCATCATATACTAAAGAAAACTGAATATCTAAGTCTAGTATGGGAACGTACCCCTGCTCTCTCATATCTGATTCTATGAGTTGTTCATATTGACTTCTTAGTCTTGGGATAGCAGCATCGTCATGAATTTGACCTTGCATTCCAAAACTCTTCAGTTTTTTGTTCATGATATATTTAATTATACATTAGACTGGTATATCATCGTAAATTTCTTTAACAATTCCACGGTCAATGTCCCAGTCAAGATAAAAGGCAAAATCCGTACCATGCCTATTCTTACGACTTACAACTTCAATAATATTAGTATCTGGGTGACGATGGACAGCCATAGCCATATCAGCATCATACTCAATAGCCTTTGACCATGCTACCTGTGAGAGAAGCGGTGGAGCATCTTGATCTGATACATCATCCATAGTTGCTGCGGTAATGTCGATGACAGGAATATTATTACGAACGGCTAGTAGTTTGAATTCCCGCGAGATGTTACGGTTGCGCTCAACCTCAGAATTAGATCTCTTAGTGTCATTAAACAACTGGTGATAATCCAAGATAACAAGGTCAGGGCGATGCTGATCGATCTTACCCTGGACCGTCTGTGGAGTAACTTCATTTGTCCCCTCGTTAGATACTAGAATAAAACTGTTCTTATCATCAAATCGCTTCTTTGCCCAGTTGTGGAAGTCATCAATATTAATATTCCCACGGGAGAAATCAGAAGCCCTAAACATTCCACTACCCAGCATAGTGTAGATGCGGTCACGCATATTCTCTGGACTCATCTCTAGAGAAACAATCATAGGCTTGAATCCCTGCTCCCAAGCCTTGCACGCGAGATAGGATGTAAGCCAGGTCTTGCCACGCCCTGGCCAGCCAATAGCAACAATTAAATGTCCAGGGGCCATCCCAGTCGGGTAGGCTAAATCTAGTGCCGTGAATCCCGTCTTAATGCCTGGACTGCCACCCATGACAGCAGAGCGCTCCTGAACAGCGACAATATGTTTCTCAGCCAACTCATAGTCTGTTAGATCAACATCTCGCACATTGTTAGTTAGCCTTGATAGTGAAGCAATCTCTGATTGCATATCAGCAAGAACTCTGGCAGCAGCATTATCTTTAAGAGATGCGCCACTCTTCATGAGAAGATTACGCATACGAGATGCGAGGTATTCATTCTTTAATTGATCAAGGTAGTACCCAGTTTCAGCAGTAACCTTAACTGGTTCAAAGTCGCGGAACTTCTCCTGAAGCACATTAGCATCTGGAACAGACTTAAACTTATAGTAGTAAGACTTTAGACCTTCCCAAACGTCGCGGTGGGACTGGAAGATATCATCAACATTGTCTGCCAGAATAGTAGCAATATCCTTGTTCTGACATACTGATGTAATTACTGCTGCTTCTGTGTTCATGAATTATCCTCTACCATTTTCTTAGTGGCCTCACGCAACTTGCGACGGCGCTGCATATCTTCCTCTGATTGTAGCAGCATGTCATCTAATCTGTCGAAATTATAGAAGAACCATTGAAGTGGATGCCCCTGCTTAGTAACACGAAAATAATACTCAAGCAGTTCTCTCGCCCTGTCATATCCGACTGATTCAATAACGTCTTGCATAGCCCACTTTTCTTTAAACTTGTTAAGTCTGGCAGTCTTGTTATATTTCTCAGAGTATAGTTTCTCATAAAGGCTTAAAAGTGTATAGGGCTGCTTAGTATCAGCCTTAGCCATTCTTTAACTCCTTTTCAATTTCAGAAACTTTTTCTACAACCTTGCTCTCTACGAAATCATATACCCTATCTGTAGCGGCGTCAACAGTTTCTCCCTGGCGCACATAATCTTCCACTCCGATAGATACTCTAAGACTTTCATAGTTTCCAAGATTTCTTACAAATTGTAGTTCAACTCTGACATTAGTTGACTCATGGTTGTGAGTTGTCATCAATAAATCCTAACTTTATCTGCTCTGAACTAACTTCTTCTTCCATGTGGGAAAGCATAGCATATAGCCTAAGCCACCTATCTGAAACTGCTAGCATAGAGTCAACATCTCTATGTTCAATAGCAAAATCGAATGCTGCCATCAAGGATGTTGCACATTCATTAAGTATCCCATCTTGATCTAAAACTAAAGGCTCTTCTTCCTTTTTCTTCTTACCCATTATCACCAATCTGGTTGCTTCCATACTGGAACAAATTCTCCAGCGGAATCTTTAGTATAAAGTACAGTTTCTTCTTTCATCAATGCCTCAAGTTCTGCCCTTGACATTACCTTGGATTGAGTAATTTGTCCATCATTTCTTGGCCTGCCTCTATGAACAGTTAAAAGAAACGAATGTAGTTCTCTAAGTTCATCTTCATGAAAAATAAATTTTCCTGGATTTCTATTATCATCAATTGTGTATATTTGATATGGCCTTCTAATTTTACCTTCTTTTATATACCCATGAATAACTAATGGATCTCTTCTAAATATTTTAGATACTTGTTTCATGGTAAAGGCTTTTTCCATATTAGATTTTGTTGCTGACCATATATAAGTACAGCGTTTGCCCTGCGGATAATTCCATGCAGTTATTATATCTTCTGCACGACTTATTCTTAGTACTTTGTGAACTTCACCATTAAGAAAAAAATATCTTAGGCTAGTTCCTTTTCGTATTCTAGTTGACTTAGCCATGGGCCAAACGCTCCCTTGTTTCTTTGAATAAACCATCTTTTGCCACATCTTAGGCAAAACAGATCCAGCCTTAGGGGGCCAGAAAATACTCTATCTACATACACGCTGCCCTTACATTTCTTATGCGTCATCATGCTGAGAATATTTTCCCATCTACCACACAAGTATAATCATGAATTTGAATTAATTGCATGTGAGGATAATCATTTACAACATGGGCAATAGCAAATCCTGCCTGCCAATTTTTTTGGATAGAGTAGTCCATCTGGTCTTCGTCGCAAAGGTGCCCGATTTCATACCCGCGCAGTTCCTGACCAGAAAGATTATATGTCTGGAAGTATGCACCCATTCTATGCGAATGTCCTCTAACCAGAGATACACCCCAGTTATTTACATCATTACGAACTGACTCTCCAGCGTGCTTAGAAATAGATTCCCCATGATGACCATAGATATCTCCGAATCGTTGTACTGGTGGCTCGTTCCAATTATGCCATTCAAAGCCAGCGTTAGAGTAATCATACAAAGTGTCTGGGGTTACTAGTTCAAGAAACTGTGGCGCTTTCTTAGCAAGGTACTCGCCGTGGCGAGTCCAGCCATGATTCCCATCGTGAAAATGACAATCAGCGCTGGGTACGATCTTTCTGATATCTTTAAGGAACTGCCTTGTCTCACGAACGCCTCCGTCTTCTAGAGAGATTGACATTTCTAATGGCTTGTCTGCTGCCCACCTACTAGTGGAATCTGCATCGTCAATATCACCAAGCAAATCTACTGCGTCTGGCTTAAACCATTTCATAACCTTAAGAAATAGTTCTACCTTACGCGGGTCGTGCCTAGGAAAGTGAACGTCTGAAACCATCATCCACTTTAGGTCGTTATTCATAAAATTCCCATCTATTTATGCGCTTTCATATGTTGAGCGCGAGTGCATACGAAAAGATTATACTCTTCGTTGCATTCTTTGTCACCATTTATATGATGTACAGTTTCCCAGTCCTTTAATATTCTACAATATTTTCTTTCCATGACAAGTCGGTGTTCGTAGTACCACCCCTTAGAAAAACATTTAGGATGTTCTGGGACCCATACTAAAACGTATCCATCTACTATTTTTTTGCTTCTTTTGGCCCAGTCAGAAATAGGTCTGTAGGGCATTTTTAATCAGCAGATTCACCAATTGCAATAATATGCAAAATCAAAGATGTTTCTTTCTTTCTTTTAACCAGGAAGGTGGCCTTGCTCTTATCTAATTGTGTGATAAGAACTACTGGAATTTCAGTACCGCCTGCCAACTTATTATTAATGTCTCTAATTGTTGCTGTTACTGTTGGTGATGACGCAAAAAAGTTACTGCCAAATACTACCTGGATTTTGGAATCTTTTTCTCCGACCGTTACTGTTTCAGTAAATACTTTTGTGCCACGGACATTTGTAGACTCTCCCTCTAAGTTAGAGAACTTATCTGAATTATATGAAGAAATAATTTTTTCTAGAGAGTTAACTTTGTTTTGCAAATCTAGTATAGTTGCATAATCTATTCTTGCGTATGCTTCATTAATTGAAGACATTATTCCTCCGAGTCGGGTGATGAAAGTTGTCTAATTTGCTCATCCCGCTTTTGAATTTCTTCGGTAGCCTGTGCTTTCAAAACCGCTAACTGAGTTTCATAATTAGATGTAATTTGACCAATTCTATTTTGTAGTTCTTGAACAACTAGTTCTAGTGTGCTAGACAACTTCTTCTCCTTCTTCTATTTCTGGATATTCTAATTCTAATTCTTGTAGTTTAACTAAAAGAGCCTGCTCTTTAATATTGCATTTAGACAATTCATTATTTAATGCTGCCAAGGTTGCTTGACTAGGCTCAGACAATGACTGTTCTTGAATTATATTTAATTCAGCATTATATTTATTATACTGAATATTTTTTATCTGAGATCTAACTATTTGCTTTTTTTCTTGTCCAGACAACTCGCTATAAGACATTATACCTCCTCACATTAGTATTATACATTAATTAAAACATATCTGTAAATATATATTAGGTTATATTTAAACTTGTACTTGCTGATGCAGAACCTCCTGGACCGAACGCGGTGAGCGTGAAGGAGTGCGATCCACTACTAATATCTTCTCCTTTACTCCAAGTATAACTGTTAGAGGTTGTACTATATGTAGATGTTCCTCCAAAGGCGGATACCGATATGCTGTATGAAGTAGCATTTGATGCAGACCAGGACGCTGTAACAAAAAATGTGCTTTGGCTTACAGAGAAGGAGGTTATAATTGGTGCTGGCGGTGGCGGCGGTGGAGGTGAGGTTGTTGTAAAATACACCCCATTTGAATTTGTAACATCATTAGTAGAATTTATTGCTGCTATTTGCCCATAATAAGTTCTTCCTCCTGTAAGTCCAGTAAGGGTATAGGAGGTTGAGGTTAAATCATAAATAAATCCTGTGTCGAAGTCGTTGTAGTAGTAGTAGAGAGTATATTCTGTTGCAAAAGAAGAGGCGGTCCAACTAAAAAGTGCAGATGTTTGAGTAACATTGCTAATCGACAAGGTAAAGTTCCCTGGGGGCGGAGGAAGAGTTGTTGCAGAAACAGCGGAGGAGTATGGTCCAGTTCCTGTTGCATTTACTGCTGCCACCCTAAAGTAATACAAAGTGCCAGCCGTTAACCCTGTCACAGTAAAATTAGATGATGAACTGCCATCTAAGGTAGTCCATGTTGATTGGTTTGTACTATATTGTATTCGATGATACGGGTTGGATAAGTCAAATCCTATTACATCGTTCCAATCAAGGTACACGGAGGTTCTACTTAATACTGATGCAGTTAATCCAGATGGTGCTGGTGGAAGAGGAAGTAAAGTTTTAAAGGCTATGACGTTTGAGTTTATTAAACCGAAATCGTTTGAGGCAATGACGGCTCCGAAATAATTTTTATTTGATGATAGCCCAGTTAATGTATAAGGAGATGAAATTGGAGATGGTGAATAGATTGTATCTCCAAATCCGTCTTCCGGCTCTGCTCTAACATAAATAGCCACAGCATCTGTAGAAGTAAAACTATATCTAGCAGATGAAGATGTTATCTGATCTATGCTGTTTAAAGTTGCAGTTGGCCTTCTTCCAATTAGGGGCGACCAATTTGAATACACAATGTTGCTAGGGAAATATGGGTTACTAGGATTTACTTTACACGCAATATAATATCCAGCATCAGCATTAGTTAATGTATAAGTAGTATATGTGTTTCCACCCGCACCAGGAATTTCTATCCCTGGCCCACTAGGAGTGAGACTCCTTACCCATTGATAATAAAATGCTGTAGCACCTTCCCAAGTGCCTGAAGTTACAGATCTCTGTCCTCCTACGAAAATATCTCCTGAATTGACTGGAGCAACTATATTTATTGGACCCTGGGTAGTAAAAGTTCCATCTGGAATAAGAGTAGTGCTTACTACATTGTCTGTAATAGATTTTACAAAAAGAGTAGTGCTATAGTACTGAGTTCCTGCATCCAATCCTCCAAGAACTCCTCCTGTCTGTCCATCTTCATTTGTGCTTGTAACCCACCCAGTATCCTTAATTAAACTTCCATCACCGAAGTCATATGATGCTATTATTCTATAATATTTTTGATTTTTAGAATACCAAGTAAAAGATGCTGTTGTAGCAGTTTCATCAGACAATTGAAAGTTACTCGCAATAGGAATAACAGGTATAGTTATTGTTTCATTGTCTGATGCTGCAGTATTTGTTTCTGAGTAAACAGAAATCGATACAAAGTACCGATAGCCTGGTAAAATATTATTTGTTAGCGTATATGTTTTTAGTTGAGTATATAAATTACCTGTAGTAAATATTTGAGATGGATTGTCTGTTCGATAATAAGATATAACTATGTATTCTTGGTATTCTGAATCCCAATTTAAAGTAATAGATGTATCTGTAGTAGAATAACTAGTTATGGATACTGTTGGGGTCAGAGTTCCAAATACTACTGTCCACCCCGTCATTGTTCCGAATGACGGTTCATATACCCATCCAACATCTACAGACTTCCAAGATAGAGTAGTGCCATCATACACCCACGCTGCATCTACTAATTTGTTTCCTGAGTCGCCCCAGTCTGGGGTAGGAGTTGTACTATTGTACAATCTTATTTGTTTTGCCATTACAAATACCTTAAGTGTATGTCTCCACGATTAGGAGTTGGATTGCTACCTGAAGGTCCTGAAGAACTGAATGTGATTTTATTTCCTGTTGTTGGAGAGTTTATCCCATTTTTGTATCTATTTGATATTGTACCTGGGGTTTCAATTGGCTCACCATTTATTGTAACTACTCCGTTACTTCCAGTTTTTAAATTAATATTACTATTTGCTCCCTGGGCATGTATTAATATTTGCCCAGGAGTATCTGTACTTCCAGAATCAACAGCGTTTGCTCTTATTACCAATGTATTAGGATAATTAGTTCCCTCTCCGCCTTCTTCATCATCAATATCCCATCCTATAGTGCCCCTCTGTCTATTACTGGAATCAATCCACCTAATTTTTGCTGGATCTGATAAAATTGAAGAACTTTTTAAGAATATATCTTTTCCGTCATCAGAGAATATTGAATACCTTCTATCTACATCACTTGGGGTTACCTGCACTCCACCAGAGTATCTTGTATAGGGAATTAATATGCTTCCGCCTTTTAAGTTAATTCCTTCAGCAACAATATCTATTATTGTTAGTGAGCCACCTTGGGTTAGAGTAAATTTTGCAGTATTTCCAGTAATTCCTTTAATACCACTTGAATTAAATACAACTCTTTCTCCAACGCTGACATTAGAGACTGCACCAGCATTAAAAACTGGATATGTTGCTGGGGCACTAGGCATAGAAAAAGAAACATTGTTCCCAGAGGGTGTTCCTTGTATAACATACTGACCATCGAAAGAAGATCCTGTCTGGGCGATTACAATTACATTTGTAGATTGCCACGATCCTGGAACTGGATCTGCTAATGTAATTGTAGCAATACCAGAAGACCAGGACCCACTCTGAACAGTTATTGAGTCTGATGCTATTAAAGACGCATCTCCATTAGCAATAAATACATTTCCGCTAAAAATACCGCTTCTAGCAGTAATATTGCCATCTACATTAAGTTTCACTCCGTCCCATGATACAGAATTTCCAGAAGTACCTAATTTGAAGGTTCCTGTTGTGTACCAGTAGTTATTAGAATTAATGTATAATCCGTTATTTCCTGCTCCGCCAGCGGAAGGACCGAAAGCCATGGTTGTTCCACTTATGGTTATGGGACTGCCTAGTTGTCCCGCTGTGCCAGAAGTATTAAATGTGCCCTGACTGACAAATTGCGTTAAATTATTAGCAGAGTCATAGGCTAAAATAGATCCATAGTGCTGTGTTCCAGGAGTCAACTCTTTGACAATGTAAGATGAAACTATGGCCTCTCCGTCGTCAGCAACTTGTGAAATATTGTTTGAAGATGGCAACGTATAAGATACAGAGGTATCAGTTCTAGTACTAACTTTAAATTTACCGTCAAATGGAGTTCCTAAACCAAATACTGTTATATAATCATTTACCGCAAAGGAGTTGGCTACAGTAGTTATAGTAGCAGTTGTTCCACTAGCAGATTTATGAGTAATAGTTGCTTTTATAGATGGAACATCGTACACCGCCCAATTTTGTCCGTTTTCACTTACACGAACCTTATAGCCCGATGTTGGTTCAGAAACTTGCCAATGCGCTCTTTTTGAAGCGGTAGTAATTCCATTTAAAGTATTTAATGCACCAACTTCTGGATCTTCCCAGTTTAAATTAGTTGGATCGGATGGCGGAGTTACATCTGTAGGAACTGGATCAATAGGGATAACGCTAGGGGGTGTAGATGCTACTAAATTAGATTCAATTCTAGCAATATTAACATGGGAAACCTTAACCCAAACCTCGCTAAAGGTGCTATAAGAAATAAAAGTTCCCGAACCATATGCAGTACCAACTAAAGCATACGTCCCATTTTGTGTAGAACTTTGATATATTCTTGTTTCATAATAATTAGAAAATGTAGGAAAGTCCCAGGAAACGTTGTAACCCAATGTTGCAGCAGTAAGTTTAACATTTGTTGGATCTACTGGAACTTGTGAAGAAGCAGATATGCTCACTCCGCTACTTTCATTATCACTAGTATCTCTTGAATATACAGTAATATTTATACTTCCCTCAAACTGGCCGAATAGGGTGCGGTTAAGATCACGATTAAAATTAAACTTGTTATCTTTATCGAAAAAGTTACCCTCTTCAGTTTGATTAGGACTGGATATTTTTATTCTAAATTCTTTAAAATCTTTTTCTGCCCTGGCTGCTGAACCGTTCCATCTAATTACAAGAGTAGTGCCTTCAAAGTTTGCAGTTAAATTAGTAACATTAGGAGGAGCAACACTTTTCCCGCCAGTTTTTAAAATAATCCAGGGGGACTCTCCAACAACCTTTTTATCCTTGTCGAAAGATCGTACCTTTAACTTATAGTGTTTTGCTGGCTTTAACTCATCTAATGTAAATATTTTTTTTTCTACGGTTTTTTTAGGCATTAATTCATCTCCACAACATACTGAATGGTCATATTAGTTCCCGACCTTTTCTCAAAGTAGTCGTTTGATGAGGAGCCATTTACTTGACCTATTAATGCTCTACTAATTAGTGCAAAGTTTGGGTTTGTTTCATCAGCATCGTCTAATTTGATTGAATCAATATGTGCTGTGGCAAAAGATCCTGCTGCTGTGAATAATTCTATTCTAGAAACATTATTATTAAAGTTTCCAGTCTCAGTAAAGTATCCTAACTCTACAGTTTCCTTTTTATATCCAGCAGTAGATCCAGATAAGATAAAGTCATAATATTTAGTGCCAGCCGTTGGCAATTGATCATCGTAAAAAGTTAATCTTACAGTCTTGTTAGCACCTGTGGATGCAATTTTATATAACATAGAAATGCTATCTAAATCTGAATATCCAGATAGATCTATTCCTACTGAATATGATGTAGTAAGTCCTAAATTATTTAATATAAGGTTTCTATATCCTATTCTGGCAACTGGGACTTCTTCGGTTCCATCAAAATTTGATGAAGAAAGAACATTTCCAGATCCGTCAAGCCAGGTTTCACTAAAATTAGATATAACCCTATCATCAAACCCTGCGGAGAAGGAATTATTTACTGTGGGGTACACTCCCAACTCAAATATTCTGCCAGAAACTTCTGTTCCTATATCTGCTGAAAGTATAATATCTGATCCTCTTACAGTAGAAAGAGTTACTGGAACTCTTGTTATTTCAAACTCCAAGCCTGCGTCATTAACAGAGGGTGCCGATGAATTCATTGCACCTATGGATATAGATCCCGCCCATGTTCCAACATTACCCGCTAGGTAATTTCTAATAATACTTTTACCTTCAGTAGTTAAAACATTGTAGAATTCACCAACAAGGGAGTTTCCTTCGTATACTAAGTACTTACCCTTCATTATGACAACTCCACTATAGAATAATCAATTTCCCAGTATTCTGAATTTTCATCGTCATCTATTATTTTACAACCTATAGTCATCGTGTAATTACCTTGTCCATCAACCTTTGATGGAGTTCCGAATTGTATATAATTTCCAGCATTATCTTCTTCTGATTCAATATATTCTTTATTTTTTAAAAATAAAATATTTACACCAGTATTTTTTTCCAGGCCGTCCCCTGTTGGATCAGTATCTGCGGTAGCCCTTACTGTTCTAGATACTGTGGCCTCATCAATAAGTTGAGGAACTAATTGCATAATTCTTTCATCAACTTCTTGACGTAGTTGATTTATTATTGATTCTGAGTCAGTTTTTTGTCCTGGCGATTCTATAGACATAATTCTCCTTAATAAATTATACCACCGAAACTATTTTATTTAGGGGTGTGAGAGTTAAGGATGTGGTTAGTCCCATGGAGAAATTATTCTGCACCCTAGAAACAATATAGAAATCATTTGTAGAACTCTCTATCTTTCCAGTAAAGTAATTAAACTTTACAATATCTCCTATTTGAATTAGTGGGTTTCCAAATATTTCTACATTTATAGATTTTATCGGACTTTCAAAAGAGTTGGAGGCCATCGACGCCACCGCTTCTGCCACTTGCTTGGATTGAATATAATCACTATCTATTGTTATCTCAAAGGAGTTTCTGCCTCCAGCGATATCCTTCTTGATTTCATACTGATCTCCAAGAACTAGCGCTTTTGCCTTTATATAAAATTCAGTTTTGCTAATCAAATCTAATTTATCTTGAGTAAGATATAAACTTTCATTTGCCATATTCATTACAGCAAATCTAGCCCTCTGGGGTGTGCCCGTCACCTTAGATACTGCTAGGGCATTTCTACTTATTTTTCTTGCAGCAACCTTAGTAATAACATCTTCTTTATCTTTACCAGTTTCTGTATTACCAGTTCCAGAATTTCCGCCATAGGTAGCAATTTTATGTGGCCTTCCCGCCCAGGAAAAGTATGTAGTATTCCATGAGTTCCATACAGTAGTTGTTCTTACTCCAGTAGCAGGACTTGATGCTTCAACAATCTGACCATCACCTATATACATTGATGCATGATGAGCATCTCCGACGAAAAAGAATAGGAGATCTCCCTTCTGTAACCCGTCTGTACTTCCAGAAGTTACATCTAATTTTCTAACTTCTTGGGCCTGCTTATATGAATATGGAGTAAGTTGTATTCTTCCACCAGAAGATCCTTGTCCACCAGAAGCCTTACTATATGCCCATGTTGTTAATTTAGTACAATCCCATGAACTTTCAGGACTAGCAGAAAAACTATATGGCTTTCCTACCTGTCTTAATGCATATGCGACTGCATCATCAATAATTTGATCACTATCAGGATAAAATTCTGACATTATCTAGGCTCCTCAGAAATTAAATTGCCGCCCTCAAACGCATTGGAGTCGTATGTATACCCTGTCCATTCTGCAATTGGAGTTCTTATTACAGGAAACTTTTCATACTCAACATCGAATACCTGTATTCCCCGTGCTACTGGTGCGCCTGTATATGTAAAGTTATCCTTAGACAACAAGTTTATTCCAGTTACATTTCTTCCGTCTACTATTGTATCAAGTAGGTTGTTACTTCCTATAAAAAATGTTTTAGTTGGTAGAGAATTTTTGAGTGAATATTTAGAATCTACTAGAGAAAGATTTATGCTATTCATATCTTCAAATTTATCTGAGACTCCGAATAAATACTGCCCCATTGTTGCTGTTCCATATCTATTAGCAATAAATCCAAACGTTGTTCTTCCAGATAGTTGTCTAATTTTGAAGGTATGCTGTTTTATTTCTTTCTTTTTTCCGTCTATCTTTTTAGATATAATCTTTTCAAATGCTGTGGACCCGCCTATAAGAACTTTACACTCATCTCTATTTTCATTAAGGGATATGTAAATCTCCATGTTTTCATTTTCTTCTATAACTCTATCGGAATATTTAAATTGATCTTTTTCTACAAGCGTTTCTATAGTTCCGTTGCTTTTAATTTGTTCAACATATACTGTAGGATTTGTTTTCTTCTTATCTGTTTCCACACCGACCCAAACAAGAAGTCCTCCTACTAAATTATTGCTAGAATTTATTTCTAGGCCGACTCCAACTCCAACATATCCTTCTTTTTTATCTGGTATATCTCCTAGTTTAAATTGGCAAAGTAGACGCCTTTTATCTCTCATTAAATACGCATCAGAATCAGAATCTTTTGGATATAATAATAACATTTCTGAATTGTTGTTTGATGTAACGTTAATTCCATTTAATGTTGTTGTAAATTTTTGAGAAGAAACAGCATTTTTATATGAATTTTCTGTTCTAGTAAATCTTTTCATGAGCCATGGAGCGTTAGTACTAGAAGTTTGTCTGTTGTGAGGTGTTGGAGTTGTTCCAAACAGGCCCCTCTTTACATTCATCAATTTTCCAGTAGGCTTAAACGATATGGATCTACCTCCCTTGTTGGAAAAAATTTCAGATTTAATCATTTCTATCTCTTCAGAACTTTTAACAGTCTGATTAAGTAATACTGAAAAGCCAGTAGATGTTTTATAAGAAAACTCATACTCTATGCCATCATAACTAACAATTTCTTTGTCTATCAAAAGCATCGAAGAAAATGGAATCGCTCTCATAAAAATATTAGTCATAGAAATATCATAAGGAATAAAGTTTTGAGATGTAGTTTTTATTCCACCGCCAGATAATTGAATATATGGAACTATGTATGAATCGTCTTGAAGAATCCAAACTCTGTCGGTTGATTCTGATATTTTTATATTTATATTTTCTGCTACTGGCTTATTGTCTTTTTTAGTTTTTGGAGGAGTGGGTTGCGCTAGAGTTGGTCTTGGTATTCTGTATTTAACTAGTATAGATTTTGGCCTTTCATTTTCAGTTATGTCTACACTAATTAAATTACTTGTAGAATTATTATCATTTATATCTTGTATAAAAATATCTGGGTATGATGGAGATGAAGTTTTTGTTAGATTTTTATATGACATGCTGTAGTCATAAAGAGTTTTAAATCTTACCGCACCATATTCATCTGTATACATAGATATTTGATATATTCTAAACAAATTATTTAATGTATCAGATACTGTTTTATCATTAGAAGTCCAGAAAAATTTTATTTTTTCATTCTGAGAGAATGTTAATTCTGAATCAGATGTATTTGCAAAAACTCTAAGGTCTACTAATTCTTCTCCGTACACCTCTCCAAATCCTATCGGATCTAAAACAGAATATATACACTCTGATATTTTTTTACCTTCTAAATAAATAGACTCAGAATTTACTGATTGTAGATTTTTTATAACATCGAATGCATTAATAACTATTTCTTGATTATTTTCTTTCCAAGTATCTACATATCCCACAAATGACTGGATGTATGTTTTACCTGTGGCAATACCAGTACCTCGGTAACCTGTGTCAATGTCGTACCCGCCTTTTACCTTTACACCTTTTCTAATTAAATTTTGTAGCGCTGAAGTAGAGGAAATATTACTTATTGGTCTTACATCAGGATTTGAAAAATTGCCTGTTGAAAAATCATGCAAATTTTTAATAAGTGGTATATTTGATAAGTTTATGTTATAACTATTTGAACTTATCCCGCCAATATTTAATAAAGCATCTGAAGAACTTTCAGAAATTGTAGAAACAGATGTAACAAAGTTGCTAACATCTATATCAAGTCTGGGTGATACTTCTATTAATTCCATTCTTCCTGGAAGATCTATAAAATCAGTATTTGTAACTTGTTGTGCTACACCCTCTACCCTTATTCCCCAAATTTCTTGATAGCCAGAATTAGATCCTAATACTATATCTCCTGCATTAATTGATGATGTAGAAATAGTTGGATAAGATATACTGGTCCACTTAGAAGTTCCCCACGATGTTCCGTTAAAGTATAAAACTAGAGTTCCATCAGAACCTATGGATGCTGAAGAAGCGATATTATTAGACCATCCAGAACTTGTTAAAATATTAACTGCAGGAGTTTGTGGTTTACACGCAATGGCATTAAATTTAAGAACTATTTTATTTGTTTTTATCTTGTTTTGGTATAGTGCCCAAACTTGCTTACTCTCAGTAGAAGTACCAGACACATAATAAGTGTATGGATTATTTGGATATGGAGTAACACTACGCTGGACTAATTCGTACTTTGGACCTAATGCATAGTATGTTGCCATGTGTATTGGGGTGGGTTGCTGAGTAATTCCTCTAATTGTTGGTTTTATTGGTGGAGTTTCCTCTAAAGAACCAGAAATATCAATTAAAAATTCTCCTGGTCTACCTGGCTCAAAAACCTCTGACAACGGCATTCTGTTAGATGAATAAACTTCGTAGTCTGAAATATTAGAAACTACGGGTTGACCCACTAGTAATGCAACTTTTTTATAGGCTGGTGCAGTTACATATATATTTAATCTTACTTTATTAACCGTTGCGTATTGATCTGGATTTGCAAATGCTATTGAAACATTTTTCCATTGAATAGAATCAACTGTAACTGATTCTGCTACTGTTTCAGAAGTAACTATTTTATTAGAAGAATCATATCCTACGGCAACCAATAAAACATCAAATGACTCCATGCATGTAAGATCATTTGTTTCTATTTGATATTCATAATCTGATTTAAGAAATAAATTAAACTTTACCGACCTTTGATTAGCAGAAGATTCTGTGTACCATGAATATTCTATAGGTTCTCCCGCAGAAAGATTAGTTTTTAAAAGAACTGCGTGATTATCTATTCCTGATATGGCAGTTTTTACTCCTCGCCCTCCACTTCCTAAAATAGATCCTGCATTTATTGGCGCTGGAGATGCCGGATAGTTAGATACTGTTCTTATAAGTTCTTGTAATATACTAGAATTTTGCGTACCCGTTCCATAAAAATAAGGATTGCCATAATCATTGTTATTTATTTCTAAGAAAACCCTAGGCTTCACATCTAAAGATTTACTATTTTTTACATGGCTTTGTGTATTTGAAGATCCTAACATTAAATCTCCATAAAATCTGTTGTAATATTCCAATAGTCAAAATCTTTATATCTTTTAATTACATCAAAGTTAAATGAATCCCAGAATACCTCTATTGTTTCTGAATATGAAAAATCAGCAGATGAATTTCTTTTGTAATATAAAGTCATGTTCATTGGATAAACATTATTTACCTCAAAGAATCTCTTCATGCTTAGAGCAGATGCATTTCCGTCTACTACTAAATCATTAATGGTAGGAAGTAATTCCCAGGAGCAGGATAGGCTTCTTTTTTTAGAAATTATATATTTTCTTAATGTTCCGTTAGCCATTCTTTGTGAGTTTTCAATCATTTCATAATTTACTGATAGTGGTGATCTAGAATGATCTGATAAAGTTAATTGTCCATTATTCTCACCAGTAATTGGAACAAACTCTGCGGCAGCCTTAGAAGCGACTTGTAACTTAATAATGCTTGGAGTTAAAAGAGACATTATATTCTATTCACCGTCTTAGTCATTCTTTGTTTTCTTTCAATAGCAGACATTACTTCCTTCGCAATTTCATCGGCGGAAGCGTTAGATCCAGCCACATTTACATTAATATTATACTCTACATTGCTAGGAGATTCATCAACAATCCCCCCACTATTATAATAAACTGCCCCACCCATGGACATTCTTCCAACCATATTTGGATACTTGGAGTACCCTCCACGGCCTAATGCTGGTAATGTTCCCATATTAACCATATCAAGGAAGGGGATTCCATATTTATCTACACTAGATGCACGAATTACATACTCTCCGTTTGAAAGCATTGTAGGAATTCTATCTTCAGTTGGCCCTCCTGGACCATAAATCATCCCCCCTGTGCCCCTCTTGATTAATCCTCCGAGGGCTGCTCCAACTAGTGCTGATACTGGAAGTCTTCCGTTAACAGCGGTCACTCCAGAAATATTTACTGTTCCAGTAACTTCCTGTGGAGTTGATGATGGTGTAGTGGTGAAGTTTCCATTATGCTCAACGGTAAATCCTAATGCTCTCATTCCCTTGTCTACATAACCTTGATTTAATGCTCCTTCTAGCCATTCTGGAGCATTACTGGTATATTCACTCTTGATTGGGAATTTAACATCAAAATCTTTAAAATCATTAGTTACTCTAGTTTGCAATGCTTGTGCTGTGGCAGCAGCCTTCTTATCTGCAATTAAAGGATCTAAATCAGAATCTTTATAAACAGCATCAGATATTCTTCTAGAAATATTTGACCATATTTCTTCTTTAGTAAGACCTTTTCTAATTCCAGCAGCGTATTCTTCTGAAATAATTTTTGCTTGGTTGGGATCAAATTCGTCTTTTACCTCATCGAACTTATTCTTAAACTTATCAATATCATCAAACACCTTGCTTACTGGACTAGTGTTAAAGAATTTTTCTGCTGCTTTTCTAGCCTCATCAGCCTTCATTCCAGCAATTCTAAATTGTTCTGCTATAGAAGCGATTACTTCATCTTTTGTTAAACTCTTATCCTGCATAATTGCAAAAATGTTGGGGAGGATTTTTTCTAGTGAAGATCCATAAATTCCTACTTCTCTTAAGCCTTCACTAAGTTTAGTCATTAGTGGATAATCTTTAAATCCTTGAGTAACTAAATAATCAAATGTTGTTTCAAGTTGTTCATTTATTACTTCTAGTGGTATGCCAAGTTTTTGCGCCTCTTTGATATAGTTTTTAATTGGCTCAGATTCCCAAAATGCGCTGGCACCCTTTTCTTCTATTTGCGATAATATTTCAACATTGTTATTTAGTGCTGATGCTAATTGATTATTTAAAAATTCTAATCTAGTTTCTATCTTTGATAATTCAGCGTCTGATGGCCCCCCGCCGCCACTACCGCCACCGCCTGATGAATCTTCTTTTTGCTTTTCAAGTTGCTTCTTTCTTCTTTCTGCTGCGCGGATTCTTTTATCTTCACGCTCTTGCCTAAGTCTTTCTTTTTCATCTTCTCTATCAGCAATTTCATTTGCATCCAATTGTGATTGAAGAAGTGCAGCATCTGCTAGACGACCTTCTGCTTTAGCAATCATTATTTGGCTTTCTAAATCTTGCTGCTTCATAGCAAAATCTAGTGCCTTCTTTTCTAGGTCAAGAAGTTTCTGTCTTTCTTCGCGCTCTTTTTGAATTTGCTTTATGATCTTATCTTGCTGGGCTATTTTTTTATCTATTGCTTTATTTGCAGCATCTGATCCTCCGCCAGAACCCCCACTTGAGCCACCAGTAAGTGAAGAAATCATTGCAGAAGTATCTGGACCAGCAAGATCTGACACTTCAGTTGGAGTTGGTAATGCTGGTTGTGCAAAAGAATATTCATATCCAAGCAGGGTGGTTACTACTGCAGTTTTTCTTTCTTCATCTGGCAATGCTATAAACTGTTTCCAGTTTTCTTGTATTTCAGTTAAATATTCATTACCAAAAATCTCTAACCTAAGTTCTTTCTTAGAGTCTGGAAGACTATTGGCATACTCATATTTGTTAATTAAATCTGTGAGTGCATCAGGATCTGATTGAATATTAGATATAATAGTTTTTTGAATATTTGGAGGCAACCCAGAAACTGCTGAAAGCATTCCATATATTTCTGATATAGGCTTTCCAATTTCTTCAGATCTTACTACAATATCAGCAATAAACTCTGCATCCATACCCATGCCAAGTAATTTGATTATTTGAACAGCGTTATCTTCTGCGCCTTTAACATCAAATATCAATTCAATATTTCTTCTAGTGTCCTCGTTTGCAATTATGGTTTCTAGATTCTTCATATCACCTAGAGTAATGTCGCCATATGCAGCAGCAACTTGAATTTGTGATAGGAATCTTTCTCCTACTGATAGGCTTTCAAAAAGATTCTTTCCTATTCCTTCTATTTGAGAATAATCTGCTCCTCTTCCTGCCTGGTCTGCAATGTCTTTAAGCATTGCACCAATATCTGCACCACTTTCTTTTAACTTAAGCATGGCGTCGGCTGCTTCAATATTTCTCTTCTGGATAGTCTCCATTTGAGATGAATATTGCTCAAACGTCAATTCACCTTTCATGAATTGTGTGGTTGCTAGTGCCTGTGCCTCTGTCAATTGATCTAGGGATGCTGCTAATGGACCGATGCTTTGTTGAGCAAATCTCTTGTATGCCCTCTCTGTTTCTTCTCTTGATGCACTACTGTCTCCACCAAAATCATTTAAGAAATCATTTACTATTTCATCTACAAAATTTATTCCAGCAGTAAATGGTTCAGCAAGGGTGTCGGTCCAGGATCTATTGGTAAGGTAGTCATTTATTTGATTTTGACCAAATTCTGGTAATTGTATTTCTGGAATTGTATCTAAGAATAATTGAGATATATTATCTTTTATGGTTCCATCTTCATTTAATACAGAATTAATTCCAGCAACTAATGATTCTCCAAGTGCTGGATTTCCTAGTTCAACAGCAAGTGTCTGTGCTACATCTTTTGCCTCTTGTGGAGTAAATATTTCCATAAGAGTAAGTCTTTGTAATTGTGCTAGGAGGGAATTTCTTAATTGATCCCCACCAAACATTCTAGATGTTTCTCTAAGTCTTTGTCCAGCCTCTGTATCTAATAAAGCCTTACCAGATTCAATTGTTTTTTCTGGCATTGCTACACCAGATATTGCTGCTGCTAATTTTTCAGAAGGCTTTAATTTACCCATTTCTGAGGCGAATTGGTCTATAATTAATGATGATCCATTTAGCGCTTCACCATATTTAATAAGTTCGTCATTTACCTTTTGTTGTGCTTTTTGATATTCCATTAATGCTGGTATGGCTGCTCCAGCAACTAGTCCTCCGACAGCAAGCCACGGATTTCCTGTCATAGCACCCATTGAAACACCCATTAAGGCACCGCTACCTATTTTTGCAGCAGCATTATCCTGTCCCATGGTAAACATTGTTCCCATGCCAGCAAGCATTCCTGCAGTTGATATTCCTCTTCCAAGTCTAGCATTTGTTCCAAAGGCAGCAGACTGAGCAAGTATTTTTCCTTCAGCATTTTTAAGTGCAAGGATGTATCTTCCATTCGCCTGCTGGACTAATTCGTGTGATACGATTTGATCTCTTACCTGAACGCTTAATGATTCCATAAATGTAGCAACTTTTCTCTGCGACCTTGAACTCATATTCATGGTCATCATTTCTTGTGAAATAGCAGATCCTAGTGCTGTATATCTAATTTGATTTGCTTGCTCTACAGTTATGAGTTTTCTTTTGACTGCATCAGCATATGCAATTGTTTTTCCATATTTATCAACCATTGCATAATAAACATTATCTCCAATTGTTACTTTTTCTAGAGATGAAATTCGCTTAAGAAGAGAACTCTTTTCTTGAGTTAATGCCATTGCAATTCCTGCTCTAGCAGATTGCTCAACATTATTTGATCTAATTAATTCACCAGTAAGCCTTCTTCTAATCATTACTTCTCTATTTGCTTCCATAGAACGTTTTTGTGCAGTTAATTGTTCTATTTGATTAGCCTTTGTTGTGGCAGCGCCTTTAGAACTTCTTAATGATCTTCTATCGGCAGCCTCCTTTGCGGCTAATATTGCAATTTGAGCATCTATTTCTGCAATTTTACTAGCATTTACTTTTCTCTTAGTAGACAGGGCTTTCTTTTCATTTTCTAAAACTTGCTGCTCTTGTACTAGGGTTTCAATGTTTTGTTGTTTTTGAGTAATATTGCTTTCAATAGCGAATAACTTTCTTTTTACCGCCATTCTTTGTTCTTCAATAGCATCAATCTGAGCCTGCTTCGCCATTATTCTTTCATTGGGGGCTACTCTAGTTCCAAGGGAGCCAGATACCGCTGCTTGTCCACCAGTTGCACCGTATCTTGCAGCACCTCCACCACCAGTTATGGCGTATATAAACTGATCAATTCCCTTGCCACTCTTTAATATACCTTGCATTCCTGCGGCCTTTAATGCAGCAACAGTTTTTGCTTCATCTGCCATTACTTTAGTAACTACTTGATCTAATGTTCCATTTATTGAAGCAACGGCTGTTGTTTCTTTAGTTACTAATTCTTTAAATTGAACAGAATTTGCATTAATAGCCTGATTTAAAATATTTTTTGCAGATTCAATATCTCCCCTAGATATTGCCATTTGCATTTGCTGAGACATTTCTTTTAGAGTTTTTGGTGCTAGTGATTGTAGTTGTTTGAGTGTTGCCATATATTGACCAGCACTAGCACTATATTCTTGCCGTGTAGGAAGAAGTCTTGCCATTTGTTCTGGGCTTCTAGAAAGATCTGTAAAGGCGGCTCTTCCTCTCTGTGTCTGCATTGCTTGCTGTTGCTTAAGAATTTGTTCTCTAGTTTTATTTGCGTATGCTCCCTCTCCAAAAAAGTTGGTTGGGGCAAAGCCCATTCTTTGGAATTCTCCTGCAGCAGATCCAGCAGGAAGCAATGTAGCACCAGTTTGATAAGAATACCTTCCACTATCCTTAAGTCCTGGAATTAAATGAGATCTTTCAAATCCTGCCACGGCTCCCTTAGATGCTCTTCCTGCTAAGGTATAAAGTGGACTCTGTGCTGCAACTACTGCTGTTGCAGATGCTGTTGCTGCAGCCCTTGCCTGTTGACTTGCTGTTGCGGCTGCTGCTCCCATTCCTCGCATATTGGTAGCAACCTGTTGTAATTCTACATTTAATGTTTCAAGGGCTGCCTTGAGTACATTTGTTGCTTCAACTTGATTAAACATTCCTTTAGAAAGAAGTTCTGTTGATGCCCTTGCTGCTATAGAATCTGCTGTATAGAATTCAAACACTCCCTTAGCCCCTCGCCTAAGTGCCATAAGAGCGCCTACAGTTTTAATGATATAGCCAAAGAAGTTGCCGAATACGCCTGTAATCATAATAATTGGACCAGCAATTGCAGTTATCCCAGCAAGTATTTTAATAAATGTTTTTAATCCTTCTGGAAGATCGTTAAATGCATCAATAATAGTTGTTGCAACATTAATTAATTTAGCACCTATATCAACAAATGTTTCACCGATAGGGATAAGACTAGCCTTTAAACTTTCTACTGCTCTTGTAAATCTCATAGATGCAGACTCTGTTAAAAGTTTTAATTCTCGGTCAGCAGTTTGTGCTAATTGTGTGGTACTCATACCAGCAATTTTTAAAACTTGCTCTGTTTGACTTCCTGCCTTGTTTAAATTATTAAGAAGAGCATTAATTCTAGAGAACTGGAATTTACCGAACATTTGTTCGATTGCTCTTTGTCGGCTTAATTCATCTAATCCATCTAAGGCTTCCTGTAGGGCAACTAACGTTCCTATTACGTCCCCAGCATTTCTATCAACTATATCTGTAAGATTTACCCCAAATCCTTTAAGGAGTTCTGTAGTTTGCTTAGTTGGATTAATCAATCCACCTAATGAAGATTTAATTGCGTTTGCTGCTTCAGATGCAGGAATTCCGCCCTCGCGCATAGCGACCATCATGCTTGCAAGATCTGCAATACTTCCTCCAAGTCCTTGAACAACAGGGCCAGCCTTAATAATACCTATAGTTAAATCATCTAATGTAGTTGAGGTTTGGTTTTCTACTGCGTTAAGTAAATTAATTGAATTTGTAAGACCTTCTGTATCTTGTTTAAAAACACTTTGAATTGCAAGCGTGGCCTTCATAGCCTCTTGACGATCAACTTCACCAAGTACCGATAGTCTCATAGCCTCTCTAGTTGAATCTAATAGTTCATTGCCCTCTTTACCAGTAGCGGCAATGTCTGCTGCGATTCCCAAAGTTTCGCTTACAGCGACTCCCATGGTGCTTGCTATTTCTTGGGCAAGTGCTAGAGTTTTTCCTCTAATCGCATCAAGTTCCTGTGTGTTAACCATTCCCTTTGATGCATCACCATAAACCTTTGCCATTCTGGTAAGTTGTTTGTCGGCATCCATAAATACTTTTCCAGCCATAGCGCCAAAAATAGTAAGTGGTACGGTAAGACCTACTGTTAACTGCCGCCCTGCCCATTGCGTGTTCTTACCCCAGTTGATTAATTGTGTTGCTCCACCCTGAACAACTTGCCTAAAGATTCTATGCTCTTGATTAAGAATCTTTTGTTTATCTATAGCCTCGTCAACACCCTTTGGGCTAATAACCATAGCCCTACCATCACCCATTGCCATGGTAGTAGAATTCATCATTCTTACTTGTTCTCTGGCTAATGCTCTAATCTGTCCTTGCTGCTTTCTTGCATGTTCAGCACCAGCCCTAAAGTATTGACTTAATCTTAAATTTCCTCTTTCTAAAGATTTTCCAAATTTTTCAGTTTCAGAAGTAAGATTAACCATTCTATTTTGGAACATGCCACTAGCACTTAGCGCATTAGCAAAGGCGGTTGAGTAGGACTGAATATTTCTTAGTTGTTGTGGGTTAGATCCCACACCCAAAGTATTTAGAGTTGCTATTTGTGACTTTAATCTAGCAAGTTGTCCTTCAAGGGCAGCAAAATTGCCCGTAGCAACTATCTGAAGATCTATTCTACTCATAATTCATCACCAACTACTGACTGAATATTATGGCTAATTCCAAGTCCTACGCCGAATCCCTGACTTACCACTTGTGATGGAGTCATTTCTGTAATATTTACTGGTTCATTATCAGAAAGATCAACTCCTTGTATTGCTGCCAAGAATTTTTGATCTTCTCGCTGACGCTTTCTATATGCGTTAAGGGTATGAACTAACTCATCTATTGATAAGTTTTCTTCAAGATCCTCGTAACTTTTCCAGTTTCCCAAAAGAAACGCCTCAGATTCCAGAGCGGCTAGGTCTAGTTTGTCCCAACTAGCGCCGCTCCCAGTAGGTTTGGGTCATTCAGTTTCAGCCCCCCACATATTTCTAAAATCTTCATCATGTTAGGGATATTTACTACATCTTCAAACTTTTCTCTGTTTAGTCCTATTTCTGGGTATGCTTTTTCTAAACAAACCATAGCGGCCTTAACAAAAACGTCCATCGCCTGCTCTTCAGTTTGTATATTTTCTGAGTCTAACTCTCTAATAACTGCCATAAATTTCTTTAATTGTTTGATTGGAAGTGGTTTGATAAAAACACTAGTTCCATCTTCTAACTCTAATTCAGCAGTATCATATATAGTAGTTGACAACTTTCCTCCTAATAACTTAATAAAATTATATCAAAATCAAGAGTAAAAACATAAAGACAAGCCCCGCCATTTCTGACGGGGACTTATCCTTAGAACTATTTAGTTATTAGGGTCAGGAGTAGACTCTATCAAGAATCTCGCCGTATTCTGCGTTAACATATCCATCTGCTGGGAGGCAGCGGAATGTAACTGGGTAAACAGTTGACTCATTTCTACGAAGTGCGTGAGACACGGTTTCCATAGAAAGTACACGACGAGCGAGGTAAACTCTCTCTGTGTTTGATCCAGAAACTGCTGGGGCTGGGCCTACTGCAACTAGTGATCTTTCAACTGGCTTTTCACCAAGGGCACCAGCGGCAAGTCCCAGGGCATTGTTGCCTGTTGCGGAAGCGCCGTATGTTGATGCATTAGCGTATGTGCTTGATGTGTTGTAGACACTATTCAATTGTGTTGCATTCCCTTGACCAAAGGCGACACGAACGTTCTCAAGTGTTCCTTCATTCATAGAAGTACGGAGCATAACTCTCAATTGAGTCTTGAAGATACGAGCGGAGTCAAGTAATTGGTCAACCTCAACCTCTCCATATGTTGGTTCATAGGAAATTTCGAATCCCTCTGAAGTGTATCCAACATCTCTCCAGGATGCTGTTTGTGCGTCTAGATGTGCAGTTGCTGATCCAGTTGTGCCAAATGAGGGCATATTCTGTGGCTGTCCACCTGTCTGAGTTGAATCCTTGACAGAAATGTAGACTTTTGCTGCACCGACGATAATATTACTAACTGAAGCCATTTATGTTTTACACCTACCTTTCAGATATTATTAAATATCTAGATTGGTCATTCCTCATTATTATAATAACATGAATTTATCAATAGTCAAAGATCAAATGAATCTACCATTTTGATCTAGATATCTTGAATATTTATAAGAAATTTCTACTGTTCCTGCCACTCTACCACCCTCTAATTCCACAGGTGCTGGGCCAGAAGCATTCTCTAAAGATACAGTATAAAACCTTACCTTATCATCTTTAGGATTAAAACTCTGTAAATCTTTTCCAGATTCATCTACTCGTCTGAAAAGATCTATCATTAACTCTATAATCTCTACTACCTTAGATACTTCATTAGCAATAATGGTGTAGAGCATTCTTTCTTCACATACCCACCATTGATCTCCATATCCTTCAACTTCATAGTCGTATATAACATATGGCAGTTCTGGCATTAAGTTATTGAATTCTGGGACTTCTTGTGAAGGTATTATTGGAATAACAGACTTAGTAAAATTATCTGGACGATATTGATCTTCAACTAAAATTCCAGAATTCTTTAACTCTTCCCACAAAAATGAATTAAGAATAGATCTAGCATTTAATTTATAATCTGTCATTAAATAACACTTCCAATAGTTTGATATGGGGATAGTGTAGATTGAATTGCTGCTCTTGCAGAATTCTTATCAGAGCCCTTTTTAGTTAAGGCTCTAGCAACATTTTTTTCTAATTTTTTAAAAACTCCAGCCTGATCTAAAGAATTTCCAAAGTTTACTGTCCACCAAGCCCTAAAATGCTTCTCAAATGACCCCGTGGTTTGTTTGCCGCCTGGATTTTTAATTGATATAGTTTTCCCTGGAGGAACAAATACTACTCCCCCTGATCTTGGGCTAAAAGCAATATATCTTGAAGTAGTAAAATTTATTTCTTTTCCACTTTCCATTATCTCTGCTTTTCTTTTAAAGACCCCACTCTTTGTAACTCTTCTACCTGTTCGTCCTGGGATAGTCAATGCTGGAGCAATTGGAGCATTCTTTTTAGAATTATTAAATTTGTAATAAATAGAAGCATTTCCTCCAGCCTCTTGTTTTTTAATTATTCTAAATAATCTTGAAGACTCATTACCAGCACCTCCCCATTCATAAACATGGTGAAAAGATTTTTTTGCAGATCTTGCTAGCAGATTAGTTCTTTTAATAAATTTTATTGCAGACATAGAAAATTCAGCAGACATAATTTCATTTTTTGACCTGACACTCTTTAACTCTTTTATTCCTTCTATCTTATTTTCTATTTCTGCATATAATCTTTGAGAGGATGCAGGAGATACTCTAATATTAATCATTTGACTGCACCTGAGTTCTCTTTAAATGATTTTCAAAATACTGCACATTTCCGTACATGTCAAAGATAGGGTGGGAAGCATATACTTCAAATATGGTGCTAGGCTCTGATATTCTATCTACTTCTTTATACAATTCTTCTTTTTTAGAATTTTTTATACCTGACACGCGCCATCTTTTACTTAATTTTTCTAAAGTGTACATCTTAACTTCAAGTTCTTCTATATAGTCTTTACCAAATGTTTTATTATCAGATGTAGCAGATCCTCCGCTTTCACGAATAGGAATAATAGAACATGGTATGTTCTTTTTCAACACCCACCTTCTTACTATTGCGTTAGTGCTTTCATCTTGTTCTTGTATTTGACTATAAACATCTGCAGTCATAGTAAATACTGAACCCTGCAAACATCCATACATTAAATAACAACTGCCTGTATACTCTTAAATTTTTGAAGAATGGAATCTACAATCGCATTTCCAGTACCATTAAATGTTAATGATGAAAGTTCAACAGACATTTGTCCACTATCAATCTTTTTAACGTACTTAGTTCTCCATGTGCTATCATTGCATAATAAATCATTGACTAATAAAAACATAGACTGTTTTATTTCTACAGGTATATAGTTCCATCCAACTACTCCAGTAACTTCATACCTATATCCATTTCTAAACTGACCTGATCTTAAATTAAGTATGTCATAATACTCCTGCTCTGAAATATCATCTCCTGGAGTTTGAGGAATAATTCTCAGGCCATATCCAGTTTCTGTTATTTCTACATCATAGCCAAAGTCGTTTATGTTTTGTGATAAATCTATTACCACCCGATCATTCTCTGTTAACTTAGAAAATGAAATCATTTTAGATGGTAAAAGTAGAACATCTGCCTCATCACCATAAGACACTACAGTACCTGTATACTTTCCTAACTCAAATCCTAGATAATCATTGATCATCATTCTTGCTACTCTTTCTGCGGATTTTACCTTATCGTAAGAAAAGTAATTGGGATCTTGAGCCTGGGAAGAATATCCTAGTTCAGACATAATTTCATCCACCGTAGCGTATGGAGTTGTTACATAAATATATTCAACTTCTTGCTGACTCTTAGATGATATTGTGTACGACCATGTAGCCTTTAATATTCTATCAGTAGATGTAGACGAGGTGGGAAGTACAAATTGATATTCTCCCTCATAATCTGTATCTACCAAGGACGCGGACCCAGAAGTAACTGATGATCCTGTTTCTGCATCTACGATAGTGACTGTCGGGGCACTATCTGGCTCTACTGGAACACCATCCTTGTAGGTTGTTAAATATATTGTTCCTAATGAACCAGTATAAATTTCTATCAACTTTGCCTCCGACTAATTATAGTATTCCTGCACCTCTCGCGGAGTAGCCATTCTAAATCCTTCTTCTATCGAAAAGATGAAATCTGCATCTTCTTCAGACATAGCAACAAAAGGATGCTCTCTTGTAAAGGTGAAGCCATTTATTTCAAACCTAGCGTTTTCGCGGTCCATCCTAACTAGTATTGTTTCTCCTACTGGAGACTTCTTTGCTTTTTTCTCTGGAAGATCTACAGTTTCTGTTTCTGCCTCCGAAAATTTAGCATACATTTCAAACGTGACACCCTCTTCTTCTAGTGCTGCCATAATTTCATTCTTGGTCTTTGCACCCTCAAGGTCCACAGCAAAATACTCTGCAACTTCTTTAAGTTGTCCAACTTTCATTGTTGAAAAAGACATAATTCTCCTATCTCTTATATTGTAATTATATCAGAAAAGGCGAAAGGGAGGGATTTACATCCCTCCCTGCCGCACTATTTAATTTTAGTTAAATCAGGAAGCAACCTTGACGTTCTTGACAACTACGAAAGAGTCAAGATTCTCAACTGCCACACCAACACGAATGTAGAGTGTGTATTCGATTGTATCCTTCTTTGGCTTGAATTCACGGTAAACTGT